CTGTTGAAGCTAAAGGTAGAGCACTAAGAGCAGACTATTCAGTAGAACTAGCTCAAGACTTGAAAGCAATCCACGGATTAGATGCCGAGTCTGAACTAGCAAACATTCTTTCTACTGAGATCCTTGCTGAAATCAACAGAGAAGTTGTTAGAACTGTTTACCGTGGTGCTAAGCCAGGTGCTCAGGTCAACACTGCTAACGCAGGTGTATTCGACTTAGACGTTGACTCAAACGGAAGATGGTCTGTTGAGAAATTCAAAGGTCTTCTATTCCAGATCGAAAGAGATGCTAACGCAATCGCACTAGAGACTCGTAGAGGAAAGGGTAACGTAATCATCACTTCAAGTGATGTTGCTTCTGCTCTTGCTATGGCGGGTGTTCTAGACTACTCATCAGGTATCAACCAAGCAGTTGGTGGACTTGGCGAGATTGATGACACAGGAAACACATTCGTTGGTACAATCAACGGAAGATTCAAAGTGTACATCGACCCTTACTCAGCAAACGTTTCAGCTGACCAGTACTATGTTGTTGGTTACAAAGGAACTAATGCTTATGACGCAGGATTATTCTACTGTCCTTATGTGCCTCTCCAGATGTACAGAGCGATTGGTCAGGATACATTCCAGCCACGTATCGGGTTTAAGACAAGATACGGAATGGTTCTTAACCCATTTGCTAAGGGCATTACAGCACTTACTAACTCTGATCCACAGCATAGCTCCAACGTTGGTGCTAACGCTTACTACAGAAGAGTTAAGGTTGCTAACCTAATGTAAGCGAGTCGCTTATATTTTTCTAAAGAGACCTTCGGGTCTCTTTTTTTATGCTAAATAATACTATGAATACATTTTCCCCTGACAGTAAGAACTTTCTATCACCCGTCGGTTTTAAATTCCTTATAGAAAGGATACCTACGGTAGAATTCTTTTGTCAAACTGTTAACTTACCAGAAATAAGTATAGGAAATAGAACTATAGAGACCAGAGTCAAGGCATACGACACACCTGGCGACAAGATGACCTTTGGTGATCTGAACTTGACGTTCATGATCAATGAGAATATGGATAATTACTATGAGATATACAAATGGATGAAGGGACTAGCAAATCCTCAGCATGAGGACGAGTTTCATAAGTATCTCAAGGGAGTGAAAGAAGTGGGAAGGCAAACAAACTTCCAAAAAGTGACTACAGATGCTAGACTGTTAGTATTAGATAGTAACTTCAACACTGTAACCACCACTGTGTTCATGGATGTGTTCCCTGTATCCCTCAGTGGTGTCAGGTTCTCAGCAGACCCCACCGACATTGACTATGTAACTGCCGATGCCACCTTCAAGTACACCCTACTAGAGTTTATAGATAGCGACGGAGATAAAGTCTAATATATAATATAACAGATCATTAAGCATGAATCTTGAAATGATTGAGTCCATGTGGAAAGAGGACTCTAAACTTGACGATGAAAAACTAGACCATGATTCCCTTGCTATACCAAGGAAACATGCTAAATATCTTCAATTACTTAATCAAGTAACTATGCTCAGAGATGAGCATGAACTAAAACTAAAGTCACTTTACCGTGAACTCTGGGAATTTTATACTGGAAAGTCAACCAAGCCATTTCCTACTAAACTTCTAAAGACAGACATCTCTATCTACATAGATTCGGATGAAAAATACCAGAAGGCTGTGTTTAAGCTGAAGTATTATAACCAGATGATTGATACTCTCAAGAGTATACTGACGGCTGTGAACAATCAATCGTTCATGATTAAGAACGCTATTGAGTTTGCTAAAATGTTAAAGGGTTATGATGTCTGATGTCCTTATTAAGAAGAAGAATGAAGTATATCTTACATTGGATTGTCCTCCCCACGTACAATATGAATTAGCAGACGAGTTTACCTTCGAGGTGCCTGCAGCAAAGTTCATGTCTGCCTACAGAAAGAGGTATTGGGATGGAAAAATCAAACTATTCAGTCCAGCTACAGGCGAAATATATGCTGGCTTGCTACCTTACGTTACAACTTTTTTACAAGAACGAGGGTACGAATACAAATTCGTCAACAACGATGTCTACGGACTTCCAGAAGAAGTGGATGACCTTGTTACACCCACTGGTGTCGGGGCATTCATTAAGGGACTGGCACTACCTCACAAAGTAAGGGACTATCAGTACCAAGCAATCTATGAAGCGATGAGGTTCAAGAGGAGACTGCTCCTGTCACCTACCGCTAGTGGTAAGAGTTTAATGATATACGCACTGTGTAGGTACTTTGGCATGAAAGACCTTAAAACGTTGATTGTAGTGCCTACTACGTCCCTTGTAGAGCAAATGTACAAGGACTTTCGAGACTATGGTTGGAACGCAAAGCACCATTGTCATAAGGTATACGGTGGAGCGTCGCCATTTTCTGATAAAGATGTTATAATAACTACATGGCAATCCATCTATAAGTTGCCAAAGAAATACTTTTCTACCTTCGGTGCTGTCATAGGTGACGAAGCACATCAGTTCAAAGCAAAGTCGTTGACTGGTATCATGGGTAAACTACATGACTGTAAGTATAGAATAGGGTTCACTGGTACATTAGATGGGTTACAGACCAATAGACTGGTCTTAGAGGGTGTGTTTGGTTCAGTCAACAAAGTGACTAAGACCGAGAACCTCATCAAAGAGGGACACCTCTCTGAGTTTGAGATCAAAGTACTGATGCTAAAGCATACACCACAGAACTTTGACACCTACCAAGACGAGATGGACTACCTGTGCTCCCACGAGGGTCGCAATAGGTTCATTCGTAACCTTGTGTGTGATCTAGAAGGCAACACCCTAGTGTTGTTTAACTATGTTGAGAAACATGGGATGCCACTTTTCGATCTCATAAATAATAAGGTAGAAGATTCAAGACAAACCTTCCTGATCTACGGAGGAGTAGACACAGAAGACAGGGAGAAAGCAAGACGCATCGCTGAGACTACACAAGATTCTATTATTGTGGCATCATATGGCACTTTTAGTACTGGTATTAATATTAGGAACTTACATAATGTTGTCTTTGCGTCGCCAAGTAAGTCAAGAATAAGGAATTTACAGTCAATCGGACGGGTACTCCGTAAGGGAGACAACAAAACCAAAGCTGTACTATATGATATAGCAGATGACATCTCGAAAGGTGGTCATCGCAACTATACTCTCAATCATTTGATTGAACGTGTTAAAATATACAATGAAGAGTCATTCGATTATGAATTTATTGATGTCAACCTTAAAACAAAATAGATATGCCTGACGAAGAATTTTTAGGAGCACTTAAAATAGTGACAGGTGAAGAAGTATTATCTAAAGTAACCTGTGTGAACGATGATAACGGACGTTATCTAGTTCTTGAGAACCCTATACTGGTGGAGGAGGTGACCATGGACTCCCGCGTGGGTGCAAAAGTATCCCCTTGGATGAAGTTCTCTAAAGAGAGATCATTCATCGTCCCTATGGATAGAATTGTCACTTGTGTAGAGTGTGACATTGAAGTCGAGGCGTTCTATGAAATGTCTATTAGTAAAATAGACCCAGAGTATAACAAGAAGACTGCTACAGGTGAGGGTAACCTTGGTACTGTAGAAGAATCTAGAGCAATTCTAGAGTCTATCTTTAAGAAGAAAAATAAATGGTCCTAATATGTCTCTGAACCTGCTACACAGTTAGTGTACACCTTTCAGAGTATGTTGTCAAGCTTGACGTGGAGACCGTAACATAGTATACTTAAGACAACCAAACCTATTGGTATGAAAAAGAAGTCAGAACATTACGTTAACAATAAAGAATTTCTTTTTGCTCTTGTAGAATTCAAGGCAGAATGTAAAGCTGCCGAGGAAGCGGGTGAAGACCGTCCTCGCATAGGCAATTACATAGGAGAATGTTTTTTAAAGATAGCAACACACCTGTCATACAAACCAAACTTTGTCAACTATATGTTCCGAGAGGATATGATCTGTGATGGAATTGAAAATTGTGTACAGTACATAGCAAACTTTGACCCAAGCAAGTCAAGCAACCCCTTCGCATACTTTACTCAGATAATATACTATGCTTTCCTCAGAAGAATTTCAAAAGAGAAGAGACAACTAGAGATAAAGAACAAGATTATTACTAAATCAGGGTACGATCAACTCTTCCACAGTGATGGAACTGATGATCACTCAGCAATGAACAGTATAAAAGAGAACGTACAGGTAAAATCAAATTGAACATAGCAATAATAACTGATCAGCACTTCGGTGCTAGGAAGTCTAGTCGGCATTTTCATGACTACTTTCTTGACTTCTATGACAACGTATTCTTTCCATACCTAGAGGAGAATAATATAAAAATACTACTAGATTTGGGTGACACATTCGATAATCGTAAGAATGTAGACATCTGGTCAGTAGATTGGGCAAGAAATAATTACTTCAATCGTCTACAAAAAATGGGGGTCGAGGTACACTCACTCGTGGGGAACCATACTGCCTATTATAAGGACACAAACAGTGTCAACACACTAGATAATTTCCTTGGTGAGTATGACAACGTACACATATACTCTGAACCTACACAGGTGAAGATAGGTGACCTAGAAATACTGTTTATACCATGGATAAATGTTGAAAATCAGGAAAATACCTACCGAATGATAGAGGAGACCACTGCTACAGTAGCAATGGGACACCTTGAACTCAATGGGTTCGAGGCACACAAGGGGTTCACCATGACACATGGCATAGATAAGAACCTTTTCTCTAAATTTGAGCAAGTTTTTAGTGGTCACTACCACACCAAGAGCAGTCATGCTAACTGTCACTACCTAGGTAACCCCTACCAGATCTACTGGAACGACTGGGGTGACGAGAGAGGGTTCCATGAGTACAATACCACCACAAAACAGAAGAAATTCATAGAAAATCCCTATCGTATCTTCGACAAGATTTTTTATGACGAGAGGAAACTACCTGACGCTAGGCAGTACAAGAATAGGATGGTCAAGGTCATCGTAGAGAACAAAAAAGACACTGCTAAGTTTGAATATTTCATCTCTCAACTGTATGTTAACGGTGTCCACGACATCAAAGTAGTAGAGGACTCATCATATGACTCAGAATTTTCTGATGACATAGATATAGAGAAAGAAGATACCCTCACACTACTAGAAAACTATGTTAATGGTATGGAATACCATGATAAAGACGGTATCAATACAATTCTTAAGTCCCTTTATATCGAAGCACTGGAGCTGGTCTAATGTACATCTTAGCACTCAAAGGAAAAGAAAAACAGGGTGCTTATTCAGTTGACAAGGAAGGATTAAAAACTCTTTACCTCTTTGTTGACAAAGATGACGCAATACGCTATGCTAGGTTATTGGAAGCGAACGACTACCCACAGATGTGTGCGGTAGAAGTTGAAGAAGACGAGGCGATTAGCACTTGTATAAAGTATAATCACCCATATTATGTGATCACACCAGATCAAATAGTGATACCTCCTGATTTTTAATTTGTCTATTTTTTATGATCGTATTTGAGAAAATTCGTTGGAAGAATTTCCTATCAACAGGCAATGCTTTTAGCGAAGTTGACTTGAAAGGTAGTCCTTCAACACTAATTGTCGGTTCCAACGGGGCAGGAAAAAGCACGATGCTCGATGCCATCTGCTTTGTCCTGTTCAAGAAACCTTTCCGTAAGATATCACAGGCACAACTCATCAACGCTGTCAATGAAAAGGACATGATGGTGTGTATAGAGTTCACTATAGGGTCAACACACTGGCAAGTGAACCGTGGTGTCAAGCCAAATATATTTGAAATTATTAGAGACGGTACAGCACTCAATCAGGAGTCAAATCAACGTGATCAACAGGTCTGGTTGGAGCAATCTGTCTTAAAATTAAACTATAAATCATTTACACAGGTGGTCATCCTAGGGAGCAGCACCTTCATACCTTTCATGCAACTCACAGCACCCAACAGAAGGGAGGTTATAGAGGATTTGCTTGATATTAAGGTGTTTTCTACCATGAATGACATCCTTAAGGTGAGAGCAAGAGGACTCAGAGATAGCATACAGACACAGACCTACGCTCTTGACTTGATTAAGGAGAAAGTGGAGATACAACAGCGATTTATAGCAGATATTAAGCAACAACAGGCAAATACTAAGGCAAAGAAAGGTACGGATATCCACACTTTACAGACAGAGGTGGATGAACTAGAGGATAACATCATAAAAGCAGCAGAAACTGTAGATTTGCTTCAAAATGAGGCAGATAGCATAGGTGATGTGACTCATAAGTTAAATGAACTGAGGGTGTACCAGTCTAAGTTCAATGACAAAAAGAAAACACTTAATAAGGAGATGAAATTCTATGAAGAAAACGATAGATGCCCAACTTGTAGCCAAACTATTACAGAACGAAGCAAAAAGACCAATCAACAGGGAATTAGCGACCAACTCAATCAAATTGAAAGTGCCACAGTGGATCTTAAACAGAAGCTTGAAGAGATCAAAGAGCAAGTATCACTAAAAGAGGGTAAAATCAAGGAAATTAGGGACGTTCAGAGCAATATTTCCTCCGACACCAAGGAGATCAGGTGGAAGAAGAAGTCCATCAAGAAGATACAAGAAGAGATAGACACACCAGAGACAACTAACCTCAAAAGAGAGCAAAATACACTAAAAACACTGGTAAAAGAGGGTCTAGAGGGTGAGACCACACTCAAGGTGGAGAAGTCCAAGAAAGAAAATTTTGATGTGTGCTCCCAACTGCTAAGGGACACTGGAATCAAGTCCCAGATCATCAAAAAGTACCTTCCGATCATGAATCAACTGATTAATAAGTATTTGAATGAGTTAGATTTCTATGTGTCATTTGATCTCAACGAAAACTTTGAAGAGACTATAAAATCTAGGTTTAGAGACGAGTTTTGCTACGCATCCTTCTCTGAAGGAGAGAAAATGAGGATAGATCTAGCACTTCTGTTCACATGGAGAACCATTGCTAAGATGAAGAACAGTGCCAACACTAATTTACTGATACTTGACGAGATATTTGACAGTTCTCTTGATATAGCAGGAACATATGACTTTATGAAGATTTTAAGGTCATTTAACGACAGCACCAACGTGTTTATAATCTCACACAAACCTGATGTCTTACAGGATAAGTTTGATAGAATATTGAGAGTAGAAAAGAGACAAAACTTCTCTGTAATCAATGAAGAAAGCGGTATTTAACGTAATAACTAATCCTCTGACGATCTGTAACCTAATCATAGTAGGGTCTCTCGTCATGATCGAGACATTTCACATAGGGTATCACAATAGGGGGTTGACACAGTGCGATGGGTCTGTTATTATACAAGAGTCGGACGCGACATCGGGAATGACTGAATAAACTTACTGGCAACCGCTAGTTAAGGTGATGAGACACAGGTGGTGCTGCTATCGAGAGGTAGAATCGACTTACCAGTCGGGTCTCAGGCAAAGATGTATTTACTCTGTAGTAATGCCCATCTTTTGTTGGTACACAGGAATCCAACTTCCCCCATTATTTACAACTAAATATGACAGTTAACAAACTGTCCACTAGGGGGTAGGCTACCCCCTTTTTTATGTCATAATAGAATCATACAGACACAGGATTCAAATGTTAGAAGTCAAAGGAACTCTCGCAAAACTACTCGCTGAAGAAGACATCATCGTTGAGATGAAGCAAGTAGACACAGCATCATTCGATGTAGAGAAGCGTGTATTAACACTTCCATTGTGGGAGAAAGCAGACGCGACTATCGTTGACATGCTTATAGCACATGAGGTAGGTCACGCACGTTACACACCTAATGAGTGGGACTTCTTAGGTGAGATTCCTTTATCAGTTGTTAATGTTGTAGAAGATGTACGTATTGAGAGGTTAATGAAGCGTAGATACGCAGGACTTCCTAAGACATTCTACAATGGTTACAAAGATATCAATAAGAAAGACTTCTTTCAACTACGTTTCGTTGATCTAGAAGAGTTAGGTCTTGCTGATCGTATCAATATTTTCCATAAGGTAGGTATGTTCCATAATGTACCATTCAACAATGATCTAGAGATAGGATTCAGAGACGAATGTTTAAGTGTTGAGACATTTGAAGAAGTATTAGATTTAGCAAGACGTATTACTAAATATCAGCAGGAACAGGTCTCGGAAAAATCAACCTCCCAGACCGAAGAGGTAGGTGCTGAGTCAGTACCTACATCAGAACAAGGTAGCGGTGGTCAAACCCAATCTTCACAGGAAGTACCAACAGAATTTACAGACACACAGGGTCAAGGAACACCTACCGAAGCAACACAAGAAAACGGTCAAGAGTCTGAAGGGGCATCTGATGAGGATGATACTCTCTCACCCGCACAACCAGAAGGACACGGTTCTAAAGGTGGTAAGACTTATGGCGATGACTTGGAAGCAGTTACAGATTCACTCCTATCAGAATCCATCCAAAACCTTGTTGACACCGAGTCTGCTCCTAGCACATACATCAATACTCCAGACATTCTTTTAGACAGAGTTGTAGTAGAGACCTCTACATGGGTACAAGAGATTGAGAATCACTGGAACCAGAATGAATCAATATCCTTTCTTAATATAGACGAAGAGTGGAATAAGTATAAGACACAAGCAACAAGAGAAGTCAACTACCTTGTCAAAGAGTTTGAGTGTAAGAAGGCAGCATCAGCATACGCACGTACCACAGTGTCTAAGACAGGTGTTCTTGACTGTGCTAAACTATTCCAGTACAAGTACAACGATGACATCTTCAAGAAGATCTCAGTGACACCTGATGGTAAGAATCATGGTCTTATCTTCAATCTAGATTGGTCTGGTTCTATGAGCACCATCTTGTTCTCAACCATGAAACAGTTACTAAATCTAATTCAGTTCTGTAACAAGGTAGGCATTCCATTCGAGGTATATGCTTTCACTAATGAGTGGGAACAGAAAGATAAGACACAGAAGGTTGATGTTGTCAGAGAAAATGAGATCATCATCGACAACTTCAACATGCTCAAGTTTGCTAGCAGTGAACTTAAGAAGAAGGACTTAGAAAAAGTCATGAAGTATATGTTCAGACTTGCCTATGCTATGACTTGGAGATCTTGTGAGTACAACATCCCTTACAGATTTTACTTATCAGGTACACCTCTAAACGAAGCGATCATCTCAATGAAACAGATCATCCCTATCTTCCAGAGCAACAACAAAGTAGAGAAGTGTCACGTCATCAACCTAACTGATGGTGAAGGTTCATGTATCATGATGAATAAGAAGTGGGGTCACTATGAGTACGACAAACTTGTAGGAGGACACATCGGAGACTGCCAGTTACGTGACCGTAAGGTAGGTAGAATCTACAAGAAGTTTGGTTACGACTACTATGGAAATAGTCACACAGATATCTTTATTGAGAATCTAAGAGATCACTTCCCTCACACTAACTTCATCTCTATCAGACTCTGCTCAGGTAATGACTTCAACAGAGTGTCACATGCTAATGAGTGGGACTTCGACAAGAAGGAGAAGAACAAGGCAGAGTGGAGAAAGCACAAGTCATTCATCGACTTCGATTCAGCATACACTAGATCTCTCTATATACAGAGCAATAGTCTTGACGATGCTGACAATGAGTTCACTGTCAAAGAAGACGCACGTAAGCAAGACATCTCTAGAGCGTTCAAGAAGTCACTCAAGAACAAGAAAACATCTAAGAGAATATTGAATGAGTTCATTTCAGTTATAGCATGAGACCACAAGTACATAGTCTATTCCCCACCCCTGTATTCCAGAGTGAGATACCTCTGAGACAGGAGTGGTTGGAGTATGTAAAGACATTAGAATATGATCGCACTGCGATGGACAATGGATACATCTCTCACTCCAGAGATATATTCAGCAATAAAGAATTACGTTCACTGAAGCATGAGATATCTGACGCAGTAAAATACTTTGCTCATCAGCAGTTGAAGGTATCTCAGTACGTCTATATTGATGTGTGTAGAGCATGGGGTATCAAGCATATGCCTGGTGACTGGGCACAGAACCACTGTCACATGAACAGTATATTCTCAGGTATATACTACCTAGATGTGAGTGAACACAGTGGTGACCTAGTGATAGAGAAGGGACAACTGTTCCCTAATTGTTTTATGCCTACACTGTCACCTGATGTAGACTTCTTTAATAAGTACACTCAACAGAACTGGAGACTCAAACCTGAGAATGGTATGCTAGTGGTCTTCCCTAGTCAGGTAATACATAACGTAGAAAAGAATGAGACAGAGAATGAGAGATACGCAGTGGCATTTGATGTTTTTATTAGAGGACGCATGGGTGAATACGGTGGGTCAGATGTGACAATAAAATAAGTGTCCACTGAGTGTAGACATGGGTGCTAGCACCCTGTACAATTAAGTACATAAGCAATTCACAGTAACATGACTTTCAAAAAAGGCAACACTTTCTCCAACAGCAAGTACACATCTGATCAGTTCTTCGATCACATAAAGTCTGAAGGTTTAGATAAAACATCTATACCATCTACTACGGTTACAGAGATGGCAAATCATTTCTCTGTTACGAAGAGAGCAATGGTCAGACGTATGACTGAAAAACTTGGTTATGAGTATTCAGCAACGACTAAAAGTTTTCACTTTGTACTTACAAACAAACCACAAGTTGCTAAAGCAAAAGCAAAACTTGAGAAGATTGTAGCAAAGACACCTGACTTGCCAACCAAGACAACTTCTGCTAATCTTAAGACAGAACAATCACTATCACAAAACTTGGTTCCACTTAAAGACCCAGAGTTTGTACCATTCGGTAACTACAATGACCTCAGAAAAGTATTGAGATCTAAACAGTTCTACCCTATGTTCATTACAGGATTGTCAGGTAACGGTAAGACATACTCTGTAGAGCAAGCATGTGCTACTCTTGGACGTGAGTTGATCCGTGTTAACATTACTATAGAAACAGATGAGGATGATCTTATTGGTGGTTTTCGTCTTGTTGATGGGGACACTGTTTGGCACAATGGTCCTGTCATAGAGGCACTTGAGAAGGGTGCTGTGCTCTTACTTGATGAGGTTGACCTAGCATCTAACAAAGTACTATGTCTACAATCTATCTTAGAAGGTAAGGGTGTCTTCCTCAAGAAAACAGGTAGGTACGTACAACCTGCTAAAGGTTTCACAGTTATCGCTACTGCTAACACAAAGGGTAAGGGTTCTGATGATGGTAGATTCGTAGGTACTAACGTACTCAACGAAGCATTCCTTGAGAGATTCCCTATCACTCTAGAGCAGGAGTACCCTACACCTGTCACCGAAGCAAAGATACTTGCCTTCCACTGTAACGACAAGGACTACATCAAGCACCTATGTGACTGGGCAAACATCATCCGTAGCACATTCAAGGAGGGCGGTATTGATGAGGTAATCAGTACACGTAGACTGGTACACATCGTTAAGGCATATGCTATCTTTGGTTCTAAAGAGAAGTCAATCTCTACTTGTATCAACAGATTCGATGACGAGACAAAGCAAGCACTACAAGAGTTGTATGACAAGGTAGATGCTAATGTTGACTTCAACGTTGACAATAACGAGACTACAGTGTAAAATAGATTATGAACAAAGATTCAGCAAAAGAAATGCTACGAGAATCAATCGAGAGCATACAACATACAACAATGGGTATTAACGACAATACCCTACGTTGTAAATACGATGAGGATCTAGCACTGAAGGAAGCTTTAGAGTATATCACTAGCACCTACCAAGGTCACTATACCTCAAAGAAGACCAACGTCCAGACTCTAGACCTTATCGAAGCAGTGGGTGATGCCCCTGCCTTCTGTCGTTCAAATGCTATTAAGTATTTGTCTCGATACGATAAGAAGGGATTCCCTAGCAGGGATATTCTAAAAGCAATTCATTATTGCGTACTCCTATATCATTTTACAGAAAAACAACGTGAAGACACTGAACCCTATGAAACTTTCTGATCGCACCATCAGGATCTTGACCAACCTGTCAAAGATTAATAGGTCGATCCAATTTAAAGAAGGTAATGAACTATCTTCTCTCTCAATCCAAAAGAATGTTCTTGCTAAGACAACAATAGAAGAAACATTTCCACAAGACTTTGCCATCTATGATCTAGATGAGTTCTTAAAGGTAATGAGTCTTACTGACAATCAAGGAGATCTCATCTTTGACAATCAAGCATTCGTTACAGTGAGAACAAACAGAACACAGGCAAAGTATTTCTTTGCTGATCCTTCTATCGTACAGCAACCTCCTGAGAAGTTTCCTGTACTACCTAGTATTGAATGTGAGTTTGATTTAGACATCTCTGACCTTAACAGGATTAGAACTGCTCTATCAATCTATGGTCACCTAGAAGACATTGCTATCGTAGGTAGGGATGGTACTGTATCTGTTGAGATCAGAGACAGAGAGAACGCATCATCTAACACATACTCTATAGCAGTAGGTAGCACCGATGCTACATTCTCTTTTGAGTTGAAGTCAGAGAACATCTACAAGTTAGATTATAGTAACGCTAACACAGGTTACAATGTAAGGATCAGTAAATCTGGTGCTAGTCAATGGGTGTCCTCCGATGGAGTTGTCTACCTTATCGCTCTAGAACCTGACTCATCCTATGAGGAAAATTGATCTAGCGGTATACGATGATTTCGTATCGCCTTCATACTTAGAAGACATACAAAGTGCGTGTGATCCTGCTAGTACCCCATGGTACTTTCAAGGGTCACAGTCTCTTGAGAAATATGATGATGCCTTGATAGAAGACTTCGGTTTTTCTATTGGTCTACTACCACCATGGCAACCTGATAAGTTTGAAGAGACACCTATAGCAACACTGATCAAACCTTTGATATATCGTATCAAAGATATAGCAAAGGCAGATCACATTCTAAGGTGTAGACTAGACATGACAGTTCTACATGACAGATACCTACACCCACCTCACATCGACATAGATCAACCGCACGTAGCGTGTATAGTATATGTTAATGATAGTGATGGGGACACAGTAATCTATGACCACAAAACTAAGTGGGCAAAAGAATATTGTGATACAGGTAACCTACCTATCAAGGAGACTATTGCTCCGAAGGCAGGACGTATGGTACTATTTGATGGGAACTATCTCCATACAGGATACTCCCCCTCTGAGCATCAGACTCGGATTTTAATTAACACAGTTTTATCATGAAAGAATTTCTATGGGTCGAGAAGTATCGTCCACAGAAGATTGAAGATTGTATCTTGCCCTCAAGGATCAAGGATACATTCCAACAGATAGTAGAGCAGGGTCAGGTACCTAATCTATTACTATCTGGGACAGCGGGTATCGGTAAGACTACTGTTGCCAAGGCATTATGTAAACAATTAGGAGTAGATTCATATGTTATTAACGGATCTGACGAAGGCAGGTTCCTTGATACCGTCAGGAGTCAAGCAAAAAACTTTGCATCAACTGTTTCCCTCTTGGGTGGATCCTCACGCAAGGTCATTATTATTGATGAGGCAGACAATACCACCCACGACGTACAACTTCTCCTCCGTGGATTCATTGAGGAATTTCATAAGACTTGTTCGTTCATATTCACTTGTAACTTTAAGAATAAGATAATAGAACCTATACACTCAAGGTGTAGTTGTATAGATTTTCAGATCCAAAAGAATGAGAAGCAACAGATCATGGCATCATTCTTTGGTAGGTTGAATAATATATTAGAAGAAGAGAAGGTGACATATGATAAGAAAGTTGTAGCAGAACTGATTCAAAGATACTTCCCAGACTGGAGACGTGTGCTTAATGAACTACAGAGATATTCTACCTCTGGAAGTATTGACACAGGTATCCTTGCTGCCATGGTAGACACTAACGTTGATAAGTTAGTTGACTTTTTATCACGGAAGGACTATGGTAATGTCAGGCAGTGGGTCGTTGATAATCTAGACAATGATCCTAACCTTATACTACGCAACTTGTATGACACACTGTATGCTAAGTTGTTACCAAGTAGTATACCCTCTGCTGTATTGGTCATCGCAAAGTATCAGTATCAAATAGCATTTGTTGCTGATCAAGAGATCAATCTACTAGCAGCACTCACGGAGATCATGGTAGAATGTCAATTCAAATAATAGATAATCCACTAACACAAACCTATCGTAGGTTCAAGAGTGATGTCAATAGCATGGCATTCCCTTGGAATTATTTTAAAGGTGATGGTGCTAGTCCTGCGTACTATAGTCACACCATACTGGCAAGACCTGGTTTTGAAGAGTCACTCATGCCTACACAGCAATCAGAATGGTTAAACATTGCTAACAAGGTTCTCTTAGAGATCTTTATGGCAAATGAAATCAAGGTTAAGAGTGTACTTAGGATCAATGTAAACGCTACACACTATACTGATGGGTACACTACACCTTTACATATGGATCATAATTTTGAGACAAATAATATAGTAGTATACCTCAATCAATTTGAAGGTGGTGCTACAAATGTTGAAGGTAGTTCGCACAAACCACAAGAAGATGATATAATAATATTTGATGGGTTCCATAGTATTGAGCAACCCATTAACGGTACAAGACGTGTCGTTTTAGTCGCAACTTACTTATGAAATC